ATAGAATGTCTGGGGTTCGACCCATACAACGCCAAAAGCTTCATTGAGCGATGGGAAAGAGAAAACGGACCATATGGATTGGAAAAGGTTATACAGGGGTCCAAGACAGAATCCGTTCCTTTGGGAGAGCTAAAGAAGCTGGCAGAAGAAAGGATGCTATTATTCGATGAAGAACTTATGTCGTATTGTATGGGAAATGCTATCACGCTTGAAGACACGAATGGAAATCGAAAGCTATCTAAGAAAAGATATTCTGAAAAAATAGACAACGTGTCTGCCATGATGGACGCATACATAGCATATAAAGCTCACACAGAACAGTTTGAATAATCATTACGAGGGTGGGGACATCAACTGGCTCTGGACCGCATTGGGCTGGTGCGATCTAGAGACAATCTTGTCGAGAATTGCGTGAATGTGGGAATTCGATAGTAATGATGGAGGTGATATTTATGCCTGTTAAGATAGGACATGCCTCAATAAACGAAAACGGAAAAGTATCAGGTGGCGTACCAGGCGATCAGACTCGAAAAGAGATCTGTATTAGAAACTGGTATAATAAACCGTGGGGAGCAGTTATTAGAGCCAGAGATACGGAATTAGCCGATAAAATGGCCATAGCTTGCGAGACCTTATGCGTAAACGATTTTGTTGGATATTCACAAGATCGAAGAAACAGTCTCCACGACGAAGCGAAGAAGGTTGGTTATGATCTGAAAAAGATCAAGACTCCTTGTGACTCCGACTGCTCCTCTTTTGTTACAGTCTGCGCGATAGCCGCCGGGGTTAAAGAGCTTGAATACGAGGGAAACGCCCCGACGACTAGAACATTGATAAAGAACTTCTTGAAAACGGGGAAATTTATCGTATTCACAGAAAACCAATATACGCATAGCGATAAGTATCTTAAGCGCGGTGACATTTTGGTAAAAGAAGGATCTCATACCGTAATGGTTCTTACAAATGGAGTTGGCGAGTATACGTTACCGGTGATTAGAATGGGATCAAAAGGAGAATACGTTAAAAAGCTTCAGGAGGTTCTTAATAGTCACGGATATGGTCTGGATGTCGATGGCGAATTCGGACCAAAAACAAGAGATGCAGTTAAAGATTACCAGGGGAAGCATCGACTAGTAATCGATGGAGTCGTTGGTAAGCTTACGTGGGGATCGTTAGGGGTAATCTGATGTGGGTTAAATGGAATCCAAATCCGACAGGATTAAACAAAGACGATTGTATAATAAGGGCGATATGTCTTTTAGATGGTAAGAGCTGGGATCAGGTATACTGGGAATTGGCTGATTATGGTTTTGAAGTCAAGAATATGCCAAGTATAAATAGTGTGTGGCATGGATACCTTAAACAGCTCGGATATACAAGGCATATTGTACCAAACATGTGTCCGGATTGCTATAGTTTGAAAGAGTTTTGTAATGACTTCCCATATAGCGATTACATAGTAGCGTTAGAGAATAATCATGTTGTAGCCGTCATCCTTGGCGATTACTATGATAGCTGGGACAGCGGAGATAAAGTACCAACATATTACTGGACTAAGGAGAAGCAAAGATGGATATGATAAACAGCCAAGACATTTTAAACAGTAACATGATTCCCGTTAGCGGAGACGAAGGCGTAAATGCTTATCCCGTAGCTAGGGGTAATCAGATGGTCTTATTTAATCAGTACGCTAATCAATTTTGGATTAAAGCAGTCGATCTCAGTGGCCGGACAATGTTAAGAAAGTTTAATTATGAGGAAGAGCCTATTGAGCAGCCGATCCAAGCGGATAAAAGAGTTATGGATTTAATGGAAAAGATGTCCTCTCAGATGGATAGCATCTCCAAGAGACTGGACAACCTTGAAGAGAGAAGCAATCGTCATAACCATAAGAAAAACCTTCAAAATGGAAGTAAAGGAGAATAGTCATGGGCCGTTACTTTGATCTGGAAGAGGATTTGCTCCATTACGGTGTCTTAGGCATGAAATGGGGCATTAGGAGATATCAGCCCTACTCCTATACCGGTGGAAGTGGAAAAGAAGTCGGAGAAGCCGCTAGAAAAGGAACCGGAAGAAAATTAAAGGATGCAATTAAGTCTTATAAGCGAAAGAAAAATCTAGCAAAGGCAAGAAAGATAAAAGCTCAGAAAGCGGCTCAAGTTAAGAATGAAGAGGCGCAGAAGAAGGAGCTTATAAAAAAGATAACAAAGGACGCTACAACACTATCTAAAAATAATGAGCTGGCAAGAGAGCTATTGAGCAATGAGGAATATGATAAAATTAAAAATAGATTAACCAGCGAGCAGTCTGTATATGAATTGTCAAAAAAGAAACAAGATCGAGGAAGACAGACAGTTGAGTCTGTTTTAAGTTGGTCGTCTACATTATTAAAAGGATATGCTGCTATTAATTCTTGGAAGAAGATCTTAGGAGGAGATAGTAGCACTCCAAAAAGCAATAATGAGAAAACTAAATCGGATAAAAAGAATGATCAGAAAATGATCAAAACGCTTGAAACCATTAGCGATGCACTTGAAGATCTAAAGGAGATCAAAGTAATAACAGATCCTGATAGGCTATTAGAAGACAAAGAAAATAAGCAAACAGACATAGAAACGAAGGATTCAAAAAGGAGAAAGTAGATGGCACGATACTTTAATGATGATTTATACCATTCCTTAGAAAATACCGAAGAAGAGATCGTACATTACGGTGTCTTAGGCATGAAATGGGGCATTAGGAGATATCAGCCCTACTCCTATACCGGTGGATCTGGCAGGGAGATTGGAAAAGCGGCAAGGTTACAGAAAAAAAGTAATAAATTGGCTAACAAGATAAAAGTTCTAGATAAAAAGAGGACAAATCGCTTTCGTCTAGGAACGAATGCCAGATATAGAGGGCAGATGAGCGATAGAGAAGAAAAAGTTATAAGAAAAAAAGAAAAGATAGATAAGAAATTGAATGATTACGTAGGTTCTGACGCTCAGAAAAAAGAACTAAAAAGAATCGATAAGAAAAACGCTTATAAAAATATAAATAAAGCACAAACCGTTCTAAGAAATTCAGCAAAAGACGTTATAAAATTAAACGATAAATCAAAGAATGAGAAATTGTCCGATAAAGATAAAAAGCTACTAGAGTATAACACCAAGGTCGCAAAGGATGCTTTAAAAGAATTACTCAGAGCGAAGAAAGCAGTTGGCGATGCTGAATTTAATAAAAATGTAGGCTGGGTTAAAAAGAATGAATTAGTAAATGATGTTATGTTTTCTCTTATTGGTGGACCCCCTATTGCCGGAATTAACCTTATTGGAAGAGGTTATGATTCGGTATCAGACGCCAAGGTGATTTCTTATTTAAAATCAAATAATATAAAAGATCCAGAAATTATAAGATTGTTTACTGGTGTTTTTGGGGCTCCTAAAAGAATATCTGAAGAGATTGATTATAATTATGGTCTAAATAAAAAGAAAAAGCGAGGATAATAGCATGAGCAGATACTACGATGATAACATCTTTCACACAGGAATTATGGATCAAGATGATATTTGTCATTATGGCGTTAAAGGGATGAAGTGGAGGAAGAGACTTGCTGCAAGATTAAATACCTCAGCTAGTCATAACGAATATCGCGCTTCTAAATATAAAAGAGAAGCAGATTATCATTTGAATAGTGCAGCAACTATTGCAAGAAAGAGGGGCTCTGGATATGTAAACGGTATAAAATCAAAAAATGGATCGAAATTATACACTGGTGATGAATATTCATTAAAATCACAAAGAGACAGAGCCAATACAATGTTAAAACAAAAGAAAAAGCACAATAGAATCGCAAAAATAAAAAGAAAACTCGCCAAAATCATTGGCGGCAGATAAATAAGACACGATCATAAAAATGGAGGAACGAATTATGAGCAGATACTATGACGATAACGTATTCCACACAGGAATTATGGATGGAGATGATATTTATCATTATGGCGTTAAAGGAATGAAGTGGAGGAAGAGATTAAGGTCCAGTCTTATAAAATCAGCTAATAAAGATTTTGCGAAGGCACAATCCAATAAAGCAAATTACAGAAAAGAAAAAAATAGAGAACAGAACGGTATCTATGGTCGTAAACCATATGCTACATATATAAATCCAGTTACTGGTAGAGCTGAAAAATTAAGTTATACCCCAGGTCAATATGAAAAAACAATAACTGGAAAAACTAAAGGTTATATTGGAGACTCTGGTTACTGGGGTAGTAAAAAGAAGCACAGAGAAAATAAGAGACTAGAACGGAGGGCAAAGATCAAGACGAAACTCGCCAAAATCATTGGCGGCAGATAAATAAGACACGATCATAAAATGGAGGAACGAATTATGAGTGAACTTGAAAATCTAATCTCTACATTACCTGCACCATTTAATAAGCTTGGTAACATCGGCCAGATGGTCGGAAAAGTACAAGAATCCTTGAGAGGGCAAAACCCAGAGCAGTATGTTAGAGACGCAATGAACAACGGAACGGTATCTCAGGAGGACTTTAATAAAGCCGCTAAGATAGCAAACATGATTCGTCCGAAATTTTAATGATATTTGGTAACTAAAGTTCCAGCCCAGATTTTCATTACTAACAAGGAGGAAAAACATGTTGGATAATGGATACGGTAACAATTTAAGTGCGGCGGATGTTGGCGCGGTTGTTGGTAACAATCGTGGTTTTGGCGGTGGCGACGGTATTTGGTGGCTGATCGTTATCGTCATCTTAGCGTTCATGGGGAACGGTGGATTTGGAAACGGAGGTAACTTCATGCCTGGTTTGGATTTAGCAACTCAGAGTGGAGTTCAGAGGGGCTTTGATCAGTCTGCTATGATGAACGGCATCAACAGCATTCAGGCACAGACCAACGATTCGTTCCAGAATCTCCAGCAGCAGATCAATACGATGGCTATGAATCAGCAGAATTGCTGCTGCGAAACAAAGCAGGCTATTGGGGATTTGAAGTATAATCTGGCCGTTGAAGCATGCAATGATCGCGCCGCTGTTGCCAATGCGCTAAAAGATCTTACAGCCTTTGTTGGAGCTGAAGTGCAGAGTCTTAAGGATGACTTCTGTAACTACAGAATTGAACAGAAGGATGAGACGATTGCTCAGCTTCGCAATCAGATCAACATGATGAATCTGAACGCGTCTCAGAACCAGCAGACTCTCGAATTAAAGGCCGATAACGCTGCACAGACAACTGCTCTTGAGCAGTATCTGGCCCCAGTTGCGAGACCGGCTTACATCGTCCCGAATCCGAATTGTTGCCAAAATGTATTCTCGGGCTTCGGATGTAATGGTCAGTTTTAATAAGGGGGTATAGGATATGGAATTTGTTTATACTCAAGCTCAGACAGTGGAAAATGGTGGAAACCTATTACTTAATAATAAGTATGATGGTTGTAATCCTAATATCTTTCACTCAAATGAAAGCGGAGTTATCACCTTAAGACCGGTGATTAACAATCCTGCCTGTAACAGATTTGCTCAGTATAGCGTAACCTGCGTATGTAATATTGCCGTTCCTACTGGAGGGACTGTTGAAGAGATCTCCATCGCTTTAGCAGATGAGGGAGAACGAGACCTTTCTACGAGATCTAGATTTACACCTACTGCTGTAGATGTATTTGGTAGCGTAACTATTAACACCACAGTAAGAGTCCCAGCTGGATGCTGCAAGCACATCGCCATTGAAGCGATCGTTCCAAGCGGCGGGCCCATTACAGCACAGGAAGTTAATGTTTCCGTTATTAGAACGGCTTAAGAAAGGAGGATAGCATGTATCAGATTGATTATGAAAGCTTAAGGTGTGATATTCTCCTTCCAGAATTAGAGCGGATCATTTCCAAAAAAGACGTTACCAATCCATCTTTTGATCACTTAAAGGATCTTTTGAAAGCCTATCATTACTCGTTTATGTGCGAAGCAGATGAGGCTATGTATGATAATATTTTAGAAGATGGTCCATCCTTTAGAAGGGCCAGGAGCTATGCTCGGGACGGCTATCATTCGAATGGTGGCGTCATTCATACACCAAATAGCTTTACTTACAGCACGGGATCATATGCTAATAACGTAAATAATGGTAGTTATGGTTATAATCAACGCTCTGGCCATAGCGAAGAAGAAATGTTCATGGAAGAACTTAAAGCGATGATGTCCGAAGCAAAGAGTCCTAGAGTAAAAGAGGCAATCCAGGAAACAATGAAAGGGATGATGAGGTAGATCCCACATCTCTTATATTAAAGGAGATGTAAAATGGCCAAAATAACAGACAGACTCAAACATGCCTGGAATGCTTTTAATGGGCGATCAAGCACTGTGGAGAATCCGTTTGGTTATGGGGCCTCAACGTCCTATAGACCAGACAGATTCTCCCAGATATTTACAATAAATGATCGATCATTAATGACAGCCCTATACAATAGAATTGCAATAGACGTGGCGGCTGTACCCATTAAGCATGTTAGAGAAAACAAAAACCATCAAATGGTTGGAGAGATAGAATCATCTCTCAATTCAATCTTTAACCTTGAAGCCAATCTTGATCAGACTGGTAGGTCGTTCGTACAGGACATAGTCATGTCTATGTGTGACGAAGGGGTCGTAGCGGTTGTTCCAACAGATACCAGCGAAAACCCAAAGTTCTCAGATTCTTATGATATTTTGAAAATGAGAGTTGGTAAGATTATCGAATGGTATCCGTCGGATGTTAAAGTTAAATTGTATAATGAACGTTCTGGTAAAAAAGAGGATATAGTCGTTTCTAAGTATGATACGGCTATTATTGAAAACCCTCTTTACAGCGTTATGAACGAGCCGAATTCAAATGCTAAACGCCTTATGCGAAAACTTGCTTTATTGGATAAGATTGACGAAAGAGGGGCGTCTGGAAAGTTAGATATGCTAATCCAGTTGCCTTACGTTGTCAAGACGGAGACAAAGCAGGAACAAGCTAACAGTAGACGAAAAGCGATTGAAGATCAGTTGGTGAATTCAAAGTACGGCATTGCTTACATTGACGGTAGCGAGAAAGTAATTCAGCTTAACAAGTCTCTCGAAAACAATCTGTTATCACAAATCGAATACTTGACGAAGACACTATTAGGCCAGTTGGGTATTACGCAGGAAGTGTTTAACGGAACGGCTGACGAGAAGGCCATGTTGAACTATTACAATCGAACTGTCGAACCTATGTTAGCTGCTATTACCGACGAGTTCAAAAGAAAGTTCCTAACAAAAACGGCCAGAACACAGGGGCAATCTATACACTACATTAGACAACCGTTCAGACTTGTTCCGGTCGATCAAGTTGCTGAGATAGCTGATAAGTTTACTAGAAATGAGATCCTTTCTTCTAACGAACTTAGATCTATCATGGGTTATACGCCGGTTGACGATCCTAGAGCTGATGAGTTAAGAAACAAGAACCTTAACCAATCTAATGAAGAGATTTCACCGGTAAGTACAGAGGAAGGCGATTACCAAGAACCAGGAATCAACCGAGTTGAGAACGCACTAGCTAACGTTGGTGATCAGCCAGTTTAACAGAAAAGGAGAAACATTCAAAATGAAAGGTAAAATCAAGTATGACTTCTCCGGTTATGTCACTCGGAACGATGTACGATGCGACGATGGTGTAATTATCAGAAAAGATGCATTTAGCCATCAGAGCGGTAGCCGCGTTCCTTTAGTATGGGCGCATAACCACAAGGACCCAGAATATGTCATCGGTTTTGTCGATCTTGAGAATCGAGACGACGGCGTATACGGTTACGGGTCTTTGAACTCGACACCTAAGGGCAAGCTTTCGAGACAGCTCCTTACGCATGGCGATTTAGACTCGATGTCGATCCATGCAAATAAGCTGTCTAAAAAGGGCTCCAACATTCTTCATGGAACTATTCGAGAAGTAAGCCTTGTCCTATCTGGTGCAAATCCGGGCGCAAAGATTGAATACTTATCTTTTGAGCACGGTGGATTTGTTGAAGATTTCTATGATCTTGATGAGGTCGATGAAATCATTTTGCATTCTGCAGATACTGTTGATTATGAGGAGAATGACGAAGAAGACGCCCCAGATGATCAGGATGTAGAAGAAAATGATGAACCAAATCAGGATAATAACGAGGAGGAAGACATGGCAAACAGGACCGTTAAAGAAATCTATGATGATATGACAGAAGAACAGCAGGCCGCTGTTGCTGCGATCGTCGATGCTGTCCTTGAAGACGATGAAGGTCTTGAGGATGAAGAAGATATTCCCGATGAAGAATTTGAGGAGGAAGAAAACATGAAGCATAACGTTTTTGAAGTTGAGAACGACCAGGATACGTTGATCCATGATGCCATTGGCGAGATGATCAGCATGGCTAGAGAGAATAACGTTTCCAGCTTACGTAAGCAGTTTATTGAGCATGCCGGCGAGTATGGCATCAATAACATCGAGATCCTTTTCCCCGATGCGAGATCGCTCACCGATACGCCTGAGTTTATTAAGAGAGAAGACGCGTGGGTATCTACTGTTATGCAGGGGACCAAGCACTCTCCGTTCAGCCGAATTAAGACAAACTATGCGAACATCACCGCTGACGAAGCTCGTGCAAGGGGTTATGTAAAGAAGAATAAGAAGGTAGAGGAAGTGATCGAGGTCTTGAATCGCGACACATCCCCTCAGACGATCTATAAGAAGCAGAAGCTCGATCGTGATGACATTATCGACATCACCGATTTCGATGTTGTTGCATGGTTGAAGGGCGAAATGCGCATGATGCTGGATGAAGAAATCGCACGCGCGATCCTTATCGGCGACGGCCGAAACCCGTCCTCTCAGGACAAGATCAAGGAAGACAAGATCATCCCGATTGCAAACGACGATGATATGTTCGCCATCAAGGTTCCTGTAGACTTTACTGGCGCTACCACTGATGACGAGAAGGCGAATAAGATCATCCGCACCATCATCAAGGCGCGTAAGGACTATCGCGGTTCCGGCGAGCCGATCTTCTTCACGACGGAAGAACTCCTGACTGATCTCCTTCTCCTCGAGGACAAGATGGGTCGTGCTATCTATAATGATGTGAATGCTCTGGCTACCAAGCTTCGCGTTTCTCGTATCGTAACTGTTCCGGTTATGGAAGGTTATCAGAGAACAGATAAGACGACAAACAAGAAGTGGGATGTTATGGGCGTAATCGTCAACCTTAAGGACTATACCGTTGGTTCTGATAAGGGTGGCTCCATCTCCATGTTCGAAGACTTCGACATCGATTTCAACCAGGAGAAGTACCTGATCGAAACGCGTATCTCCGGCATGTTGACGAAGCCGTTCTCGGCTATGGTCATCGAGAAAGAAGCAAGTGGTTCGACGCCTACACCTACACCTACGCCGTAAGGCAAAAACATTCAAAATGGGAGTGAATTATGAAGTATTATGGTAAGATAGGGTTTGTTGATCAGATCGAAACCAAACCGGGCGTATGGGAAGAGCAAGTTACCGAGAGAGATTACTATGGAAATATTCTATCCGTATCTAAGCGGTGGGAAAACACGGATCATCTTAACGATAATCTAAACATTAGTAATAGGATCTCTATAGTTGCCGATCAATACGCCTACTCTCACTTCCACACAATGAGATATATTTCTATTTACGGAAGCAAGTGGTTGGTAAACACAGTGGAGGTTAAACCTCCTAGATTGATTCTTAGTGTCGGAGGTGTTTATAATGGCGAGTAGATTAGATCTTCATAAACAACTCTGTGATATTTTAGGATCGAGCAATGTGTATTTCCAACCACCGTCTTCTGTAAAGATGAAATACCCGTGTATTGTTTACCAACGATCAACTGGAGATACACAATATGCAGATAATTATCCGTATCATGTTGTATATAGATATACTATAACCTATATCTCAAAAGATCCAGACGACCCAATGGTTGAGAAATTAGCAAAAGCATTCCAATCAATGAGAATGGATCGACATTTTACGGCTGATAATCTGAATCATGACACTTTTGAACTTTATTATCACACTCATGAGGAGGAAACACTATGAGATTAGAATGGGATAAAACTGGTGAACATTTTTATGAAACTGGTGTAGACCATGGTGTTGTTTATCCGTTAGCTAATGACGGCACGATGCCGGCTGGTTATGCTTGGAACGGCCTTAGCAACGTTAGCGAAAGTCCTTCTGGTGCTGAAGCGACAGAGATTTACGCAGACAACATCAAGTATCTGAACATCATTTCTGCTGAGCAGTTTGCGGCAACGATCGAAGCTTACTACTATCCGCCGCAATTCGCCATCCTGGATGGTACCGCAACACCCAGCAAGGGCGTTAATATCGGTCAGCAGTCCCGTGGCGCTTTCGGCTTT